TGCGGTCGGCGTGCGTCGAATACTGCGCTACCAATGCGCGCCAGTGCTCAGGGCTCAGCATCGTGTGCAGGCGTGAGAACACCCAGCAGTCAGTCAGGAACGCCTCTTCCTTGCCGCAGATCGCACCCGGCACACGAGCGGCCTGCACCTTCGGCTCGAAATCGCACCCGCCCGCCGAGTTGATCACTTCGCTCGCCAAGGCGCGCACTACTGCGGAAACCACGTTGCGATAGGTCATCAGAACAATCTCCCCAGGGATGCCGCGAATTCGTAAGGGTCTTTAGCGTTCTTCTTGAGGTTGCATTGCGGGCAGGCTATGACCAGATTGCCAGCCTCGTGCGGGCCTCCTTTGGAGAGAGGAACATAATGATCAACGTGGAAGCGGCCCTCGCATTTGGATCCGCACCAGTAGCAAACCTTCTTCTGCGACTGAGTCCAGGCATGAAGCTCTGCGGTCGATATCCCATCCGCCTCTTTGGCTCGGCGCTTTGCGCTGTAATTGCGGATGATGGCCTTGCGCTTCTCGGGGTTGCGCTCCCTCCAGCGCTTAGCCTGCTCGACGCGCTGCTCCCTGTTGTTTTCGTTGTAGATGCGGCTTCGGGCGAGAATTCGCTCTAGGTTTTCGCGGTAGTAAATGGCGTCGTACCGCTTCTTCTCGTCTGAGGATGATTGAGCGGCCAAGCACTGCATGCAGGTTCCGGTCGTGGTGTAGCGCTCCCCAACATGGCCTTCCGGGCAGGGCTTCGGACTGTAATAAGTCCTTGCGCCGCTAGCGATGGCTGCCTGCCTTGCTGCGCCTGCTTCGTGCCAGATGCGAGCGCTCTCTTGGCGCTCCAGCCTTCTCCGTGCGCGCTTCTGCGCCTCTACCTTTCTCGCGGCGACCGCATCGGGATCCTGCTTGCGGCGGAAGCGCTCAGCACACGCCAGGCGGTTGCACTCAGCGCACTTGCCATCTCGAGCGAATCGAACAGGTTCATGGCCGTGACTGCAGGGAAAGATTGATCGGTAGGTGGTTTCCTTGGACTCGCTAGCGGCTTCACGAAGGCTTCGCTCTATCGCTCGCGCCTCTCGCCTCTGCTTCAAGGCTGGGTCCGCCGCATCTCGACGCGCCTGCTTCTTCTGGTTAAGCGACGGATCCGAATCCCTGCGAACCTTCTGGTAAGCGAGATTAGCCTCGCGATCCGCCCAATAACGGCTGGCGGACTTAACGCGCTGACACTCACAGCACGCGCCGTTGATCGTGGCCCTGCTGGCGATATGACCGGCAGGGCAAGGCTTACCAGTGAAATAGGATTTGCAGCCAGCTTCCTTAGCCTCTTTTCGGCTGGAAGGAAGGTTCGCGTCGCCTTGATCTTTGTTAGAATTCAAATCAGCCATTTGCCGCTCCCATATAGCGTGTAATGGTTATGGCCGGCAGGGTGTTCCCGCACTCTGCTGGCCCGCTTAATTCTACCAAATTAATCAAGCACATAACATTTCCGGAACAACTTCGTTAACTGCTACTCGCCCATATTCCTTGTGGTAGGTAATACCTATTGCGCGGCGGTTAGAGGCATAGCCAAGTCTGGCTGCATATGATCCGGTCGCAGTCAGCGTCGGATGCCTGCGAACTATCATTCCGTTATGCGTAGCGACCTCTTCCTTGTGGTAGTGGCCGGTGTGCGCCTCTCTGTGCTTTGTGCAGCCCCAAATCTCGGGGAAGTTCGCCGCGAAGATGCCAGGCAGGTCCGAATTGCGCGCCTTGTGGCCGTGATGAAAGCCGAGCATCGTCTTGCCGTGCTGGTAGACGTAATACGGCGTCTCGCTCATGTTCACTTTCAATCTCGGCTCGTTTTCATATAGAGCCTCGAACATATGGCGCAACCACAGCGATCCGGCCAAATCATGGTTGCCCTCTGCAATTACCAGATGGACTTCCTCGTGCTTTGCCAGCGCCATATCAATAATGCTGCGCAGAACTTTGATACTAACCCGCACCAACTCTGCATATATGCCAGAGACGTTGAGCGGGTGCCGATTGGTTGGCGTTACTGGCTCCAGTCCGTCAAACGTCAGGAAGTCGCCTAGCTGGTTGATGACGCAATATCTCGCCTTGGCCGATGCGTTGATCATTGCGGCAAAGCAGCCGACAAGCACGCGCTCGGCTTCTTCGAGGTTCCAGTCGGCGCCACCCTGGATGGCAGTCGCGTATTCCCCGATGTGACAGTCCGTCAGGGTGTACAGGTTGCACAGCGCGTCGTCGGTGTGGACAGGCCTGCCCATTGGCGCCAAGCGGTCTATCTGCTCGCCCATTGCTGCGGCTGCGGCGCGCATCAGCTCTAGCTGCCGCTCGTGATCAATACTCGTCTTGACCCACTGAACAACCGCCTCGCCATCCTTGTACAGGGTCGACGTACCCTTGAGGCGGAAGCCATCCGGCACGCTCTTGGTCATGTCGTGCTCCGGGCTCCATCCCTGCCGAGCCAGCCTGGCCTTGTGGGTGTAGACGTTTCGCTCGTGCAGCCCGAGGATCTGCGCAGCCTCTGCCACAGTACGGCCCGCCAGCGCGGCCTTGATTGTCTCGTCGTCGTGCTTGCGTGCTGCCACTAGGCTGCCTCCCCTTTAGACCCAAATCGGGCGATCAAAATGGCGTCGGCCACCGCTTGCCCCTTCCCTTTCAGGTCGAGAATGCGGAGGTCCGGGTAGAGCTGGATTGCGCGGGAGCGTGCGGCATCCTTGTCGGCCCCAATGAGGCCCGCTCTTTTCTTCCATGATTGCGGGGTGACCAATGTGTACGGGATGCACGCTCCTTGCAGGATGCCCTCGACCACGCCAGCGGCATGGCCAAAGGTGAACATCGAGGAAACGCCCTGGCCAGGCATTGCGCCCACCTGCTCGAGGTATGCGTGCGTCGGCTCGCGGTACTTGTGCTCGCGCAGGAAAGCGGAAATGGCAGCGCCGTTCACGCGGCTTTTGGTGCCGACCTTCACTGTTGGCATGAGGAGGTGCGCAACGTAGCGGTAATCGTTGTGCATCAGTACAACTGCGCCGCTGCAGCCTGGGTCGATTCCAATGATCATCTACCTGCCCTCGCCTTTATCCACTCGGCAACCGCAGGTCGCACAGTTTCGGGCACACGATCCATCAGCTCGCGCCCCCTCGCCTGCCGTGCTGGCCCGGTCATGCCCTTGAGCTTGTGCAGGATTAGATAGCCGTGCTTCTGCGCCTCGATCTTCATCCGCTCCGCTGCTGGCAATGAGGCCAGATTGAATGAGCCATTCATCTCCGACGCGCTCATTCATCTTCGGCCTCGACTTGCTCAGCACCACACTTGCCGCAGTTCAGGATGGTCAGCTGCTGACCACGTGAACCGAACCGATAGGAGCCGTGGTCCTCGAAGTTGTGCTCGCACTCCGGCGCGAAGTTCATGTGCTTCTCTGTCTCGAATGCCACGTCTACGCCGGCAACGGTGCGAGGGTCGTTGAAGCCCTTCTGCTCATCCGTGCGGCAGTCGATGGTGTTCTGCTGGCCGAACTCGGCTTTCTCCAGCCCTTCCAGCTCAATCAGCAGGTCGATGTAGTGGCGCGCCTTCAGCAGATCCTCGATGCCGTTCTTGTCACGCCAGCGGGACACGTACTTCACAATGTTCGCCTCGCAGTACCCGAGGCCGTTGGCGTGGATGTACTGGACCGGCTGGATGGCCATCTGCTTGTAATGGTTGCCGCCTGGCTGTTCGTTGAGTGCGCTCATTGCGGCTTCCTTGTGGCTCTGTTGTTTGCGATCAGGGGGAGCTGGCCGGGCTTTAGCGGCCATGGGTGTTCCTTGCGGCAGTCGTGGCAGTACAGGGTCTGACGTAGGCTGTAGCCGGTGGTCTTGTGGGTGGCGTCTACGGGGCAGGTCTTCATGCGGACCTCCGTAACACCGGCACCAGCTGCCCGAGCCCGGAGCGCTCCAGGGCGGCGACGTTGGCCAGCCCGTAGGCAACCAGACAGATCGGCGCGCCGGAGTTGAACGCTGCCCGGCTACCGTCTGCGCGGTGGAAGTGCGGGCGGCCTTGCAGGAACAGGACGGCATCAGCTGCGCCCCATACCGACTCGAAGAACATGGCCGTTTCAGTGCGCGCCGGGATCAGCGCAATGCCGTTGCCGTGAGCGGCTAGCTTGCGCATCCACTTGGTTGCCTCACGGCCGAACGGTGGGTTCATCCAAACGCGGCCATGCCATTCTTGCGACAGGCCGTCGTCCTCCTTGCAGTAGTGCTTAGCTGCGGTCGCCCAGGGGCGGCGCGACTCATGCGGCGAGCAGGGGTCAAGGTCGAACGGCCCGAGCGCTGCCAGAATCTCCGGCGGTGTCAGCCATTCATCGGTGCCCATGACGGGTGATTGGTGTCCGGACATGCTCATGCGGCATCGCCCCCATCGATCAGCTGCTGCACCAACTGCAACAACTCCTCCTCGGTGCCGAAGCGCTTGATGAATGCCCGCTTTGCCAGGTGGATGCTTGGGATGGCCGGGTGTACGGTGCCACGGTGATGCATTGGGCAGAGCGGTATGCCGTCCATGTGGCTTGCGCGCTGACCCTTGCCGCGACCGGCGCGCGGGTGATGGATCTCAGCAGGCGTACCCGGCGTGCCTTGCAGGTAGCAGGCAATGCAGCCCAGGGCGGCGACGCGAGACA